TCCTCGTGGAATGTTGGGGAAAAAACATACGGATGAGGTCAAAAAAATGATTGGCAAAAAATCAGCAAGTCTTTGGGCAAACAAGACTTTGGATGAGATTGGCGATTGGGTTATGAAAGGTCAAAAAACTCGTTGCGCCAACGGAACCCTTGTCAATCCTAGGAAAGCCTCTTGGAAAGCTTCATGGAGAAATATTGGTGGAATTGATAAATATTATCGATCCAAGTGGGAAGCAAATTACGCTAGATACCTACAGTGGCTCAAAGAAAACAATCAAATAAAAGACTGGAAACATGAACCAAAAACTTTTTGGTTTGAGGGCATAAAACGAGGCTGCGTAAGCTATTTGCCTGATTTTTGGGTGCAAGAATTAAATGGATCTGAGTCCTACCACGAGGTTAAAGGCTGGATGGATGATCGAAGCAAGACAAAAATTAAACGTATGGGCATTTATCACCCGGATGTAAAGCTTATCGTTATTGAGAAAAATGGCTACAAATCTATAGAAAAAAGCGTTAAAGGATTTATTTTAGGTTGGGAGTAAAAAAATCTTGCGGGTCTAGGATTTATCATATATGATAGGAACTGTAGCAACAAATTTATCTCACGAAAGGATAAGACTATGAATTACGATTCTTGGCTCGAGCAGCCATACCAAGACCAATACGATGAGGACGATAAGATCGATTCTCAAGTTGAGGAGCTTATGGAGGAAAACTATAACCCTAACGACTTTAATAATTTTGTTGAGTCGATTAGCGAAGCTTCCAAAGATGACATTGAAACTATTGAAGACTACCTTCAACGGAAGGAGTATGATAAGTTGGGTCTGAAGCTTTGGGCAATATGCTATGAACGCATGGAGCAACAAGCTACAAACCACGCAGTAGAAAACCTGAATTCAGGTTATTTAGATTAATCCACGAAAGGAAATCATCATGAAAGTTTATCAAGCAATCAATGCAGTTCAAGCCGAACTTGCCAAAGTCGGTATTACCAAAAGTCGTACCAACACTCAAGGAGTTGGGTACAAGTTCCGGGGTATTGATGACATTTTCAACGCAATTAGCCCATTGCTTGCAGAGCACAAGCTTTGCATTCTGCCTCGGGTTATGGCTCGTGAGTGCGTTGAGCGTGTCAGCAAAAATGGTGGAGCTCTTTTCTACATTACCGTAGAGGTTGAGTTTGACTTTGTTTGTGCCGAGGACGGCAGCAAGCACACCGTCAAAACTTTTGGCGAGGCAATGGATAGCGGAGACAAGGCTACCAATAAAGCCATGTCAGCAGCGTACAAATACGCAGCTCTCCAAGCGTTTGCCATTCCTACTGTGGGTGACAACGACACCGAGAATCAAACGCATGAAGTTGCGCCCCGTACTGCGCCAGCTCCAAATCCAGCCCCGATCAACAAATCCCCATTATCTGTGACTCAGGTTGCCGACTTCTTGGCAACTATTGATGCTGCAGCCGATGAGGACGAGCTGACAAAAGCTTACAAGGCGGCTTACCGGGTTGCTCAAGCTCAAGGCGATCAAGCAGCCATCAAATCATTTATCACGAAAAAAGACGCTAAAAAAGCAGAATTGGGGATCGCATAATGACAAACCTTACTCTCTACAACATTGCCGACCAATACTTAGTCGACCTGCAAAAACTGCAGGACATGGAGATTGATGAGCAAACGTTTGCCGATACGCTGGAGGGTCTCTCCGGGGACCTAGAAGTCAAAGCGACCAACGTTGCCATGTTTGTTCGTAACCTTGAGGCTTCTGCGGAAGCTATCAAGAATGCTGAAAAAGCAATGGCAGAGCGTAGAAAATCGCTGGAAGCCAAAGCGGATTGCATTCGTCAGTATTTGCTGGACAACATGAACCGCACTGGCATTACCAAGATTGAAAGCCCGTACTTTGTTTTGAGCATTCGCAAGAATCCTCCAGCAGTTGAGGTTTTCAATCAAGACATGATCCCGGACGAGTATTTCGACATCCCTGAACCACCTGCCCCGACCTTAAATAAGAATCGTCTCAAGGAAGATCTGAAAGCTGGTGTTATTGTTGAAGGTGCTAAGCTGACTGCTGGACAGTCTTTGGCAATCAAATAAGGGGTTGATATGAAGCTTGAAAGCGTTTATCTCAGCCGGAACTCGGAAGGGTTCCTATCAGGCAGCGTAACCTTTGCCGGGGGCGTTCTTGAAATTAGAGTCAAGCTGGACAAAGAAAATACCGAGGAGATTATGGGGATAGTCTCTAAGGAGTTTATGAAAATATCCCAACAACTGATTCAATCTTCGGAAGGAAATTAAATGAATCTCAAAAAAGCAAAGCAACTTCGCAAGTCCCTTCGGGCTATGGGAGTTGAGCCCAAAGAAAAAATCTTTACCGGATCGGTTAAGAAAATGCAAACCAAGCTTGGACTTTTGGAATTCGTTCAATGTCAACTGACAAAGACTTGCGGACGCAAAGCCTATCAAGTTGCAAAGCAAGAGGGGATCCGTCATGGCTTCAGTAAATAAAGTAATCCTGATCGGCAATGTAGGTCGTGACCCTGAAACTCGCTATATGCCCAGTGGGGACGCAGTAACCAACTTGTCGCTGGCTACCACTGACAAATACAAGGACAAGCAGTCAGGAGAGCAAAAAGAAGCTACAGAATGGCATAGGGTTGCATTCTTTGGCAAGCTGGCTGAGATCGCTGGGCAATACCTTAAAAAGGGTTCCCAGTGCTATATCGAGGGAAAGCTTCGCACTCGCAAATTTACCGATGCCAACGGCATTGAAAAATATTCGACTGAAATCGTGGCAGAGTCCATGAAGATGCTCGGAGGAAAGCCAAGTGAAAGTGGCGCAGGTGGTCAGCCTCAGAATCAAGGGGCAGGTAGTGGTGGTCTAGGTGATATGGATGAGGATATTCCGTTTTGAGTTAAAATGGGCTTAATTACAAGGAGAGCGTAATGAAAGCCTGTTTTAAATGCCATTCCGTCAAGCCGTTAACTGATTTTTATAAAAACTCAGGAATGCCTGACGGTCATGTCAATAAATGCAAAGAATGTAATAAAAAAGACGTTTCGGAGTATAGGCAAAACAATATTGAGAAAATTCGAGAATATGATCGCCAGCGAGGAAAACTTCCAAGCAGGATCAAAAAATCGATTGAAGTGACTAAAGCATGGAGGACTGCCGACAAAAGACGTATGGCAGCTCACAATGCCGTAGCCCGAGCTCTTAAAAAAGGTTTGCTGATACCCAAGCCTTGCAGTAGATGCAGTAGTGAAGTGACGGTGGCTCATCATGAGGATTACGACAAGCCACTGGATGTAACTTGGTTATGCCAAGCTTGTCACAAGCAAAGGCATATTGAATTGTTGTCTTAAAAAAGAAAATCGTATGAAAAAAGCACTAGCCGTAGTATTGTTGACAGTATCGTTTGCAGCAGCAGCTTCATGCCCTGTATACGCTCCGTACCGTTGCACTCCCGGATATAACGGGAAAATGGTTTGTAGCTGCGGAGGCTAAGCTTCACTGAGGCAAAAGCGGATGCCATTTAATGCTTATGACTTGGGAGTGGCATACCAAGATGGACGCAGCGAGTAGCCTCACCTTATAATGGCACTACCTTAGCTTTGCAGCAAAGGTGGTTGCCAAACCTCTATGGGGGTGTCATTCAGGGCTGGTATCCCTAAAATCTACTACTCAGCGCAATGCTGGATCCTTTCGTGGTTTGACACCCCCACCCTTTTTGCTAAATAGCAACAAAATCCAAAAATAAATGTTGACACTGTAATACTCCTATGTAATACTGCTCATGTAGTTTGATTTTTCATGTAGTTTGATTTTTTCACGAAAGGAAATCAAAATGAACCAAGACTTTGACCTCCAATGTTACGGCTGCAACAGTGCCGAATTTATTGCTCAAATCCAAGGCTGCATTACTTATAAGTTAAGCGGAGCCAATATGGTTGTTGCTGGCTTGATGAGCGATGCGCAAGAGGAAATGGCAATGGGTGCAGTAGAACGTGCTCGTCAGACTTTAAATCGTGCCAAGTTGATTCTTGGTGAAATCATGGACGGCAATTTATAAACAATGAGGGGGAATTGAAATGAGAGACTATCGAGACCAACGTTTGTATCAGGGTGACTTGCTGGATAAAAAGACTCCAGTATGGCTTGAATACCTAGGGGCAGCTATCTTGGGTGCGATCTTGGGAGCCATGTTCGCTTATGGAATATAAGAAGTTTAATCAAGAGCTCCATGACGTTTGCGACCCGCCAGCCCGACAAGCTGTGACTGAGTGGGTCAAAATGAAGTGGGGACTGACTTGCATAGAAAATCCCGATAAATATGCAGTTGATTTGATCGTGTATAGAAAAGATCAGATCTGTGGATACATTGAGGTGGAGACAAGAGACTGGGGGGTTCGGCATTGCCCCTATGACACCATTCATATAGCTCAGCGAAAGGAAAAGCTTTTCACCAATCCCGGCACTTTGATCTTCGTGACTACCCGAGATTTTGAGAATGCGTATTGGTGTACGGCAGAGGACGTAAAAGGAAGCCCATTGATTGAGGTTCCGAACCGAGCAGTCAAACGCCACGAATATTTTTATGACGTACCGATTGAGTTGTTTAAGTACGTTATTTTGAACCTTCCGTTTTAGGAGGCTGCAATGAAGATTATTTCCAAACCGAAAAAGGAGAAGCGCAATGACTAACGAGCATATTTGGACACCTGCAGGAACCGATGTCACTATTCGCTGGAGAATGAACGGTTGGGTCCCGCCTTCAGAGCAGCAGGTCTACAGGGATAAATGGTCCTATTATCAAAACTTGCCATTGCGTAAGCTTGATGATGCAGCCAAAGAGCAATACGAAGCCGTACTTCGCAAAGCAAAAGTAGCCCGGATCAAATAAAGGAAAACCATGCAAGACATTTCAGAAGACATCATCAAAGCCAAAGATTTACTCAAAAACATTGAGATCATGATGTCAAATCCATTGTTAACCGGACGTGACAAGATCTACAACGAGATCATAAAGCTGGACAACTGCGTACTTACAATGCTTTCAAAAATGGAGCAAAAATGAAAAATTCAGATTGGGGTGCGTTGTTTGGGCTGGGATTGGTTATCTTGGGTGGGATTGGGTGGATCTGCAACATTATTGAGATTGCTCATGCCGATCTAGTGACTGGGCTTGTGATCCTTCGTGTAGTTGGCATATTCATGTTCCCATTGGGAGCCGTATTGGGGTGGCTATGAATTGGGCTGAGAAGGTTGCATTGACTACTATCTAAGCGGGTTCCGTTAACGCTTCGATTTTCCAACAATCTTTTTTCGCATTTCGCTTTCAAACTCGTAGTCTTCTCGACACCAGTTATCGCAAAAAGCCCGGTCATGAAGCTGGGCATTGCAGGACAAACAGTATCCAGTGGTCTTATGTTGCCTTGGATACTTATGTTTTTTTTCTTCCAGCTTGTCGTAAATAGCGTCCATATCAAGACCGGGGAAATGCTTTGTCATGCTAATCCTGAGAGGAACTCCGAAGCTTCTGCTTGTCTACGTCTTAAAAGTCCAGCCATGTGTTTGCCCCCTGCCATATCCCACTTTTCAAATTCGGCAGCAGCTCCATGAATATCGCCAGCGTTTACCTTTTTGAGCAAGGTTGAAGCAGTAAAGTTTCCAGCACCAACGTTGAATACGAAGTCCACAAGAGCGTCAAATTCTTCTTGGGTAATGTCCCCCGTCACTTTTGCGTTAACGGCTGCAGCAGCCTTCTGAACGTCTTGCATAAGCAATTCTTCGGCTTGCTCTTGAGTAATTGTCAGTCCGGGGTGAACTTCAGGTCCAGTATGACCATAACCAATCGTCCAAGGAGCCCCGCCAGTTCCGGGATCAGGATAAGCAGTAAGCTTACAGCCTTCAAATTGTTCAGTTAAATGAAGTCCGTTTTTTGAATAATTCATAACTAATCACTTTTTCTTTATTTATTTAGCTATATTTCCACCAACAGGATAGGTTGCTCCTGCTGGAGCTTGAGTAAATGCCTTTTCACCTTGTTGAACATGACCATTATTCCAAGGGCTTTCCATAATCGGACCATAGCAACTAGCTAGTTTTACGCCATTAATTGATTTAGCTTGAATTTCACATGGAAAACTCCACATATTGCTCATGCCTGTTGTAGGTGTTTGTCCTATTGTAAAAGTTCTAACAGTTGCGGTAACAGTAGTCCAGCTTGGACCTTGTGGATAACTTGTTTGTGGAGGAATTCCAAACAAAGACCAAACTTTATTAGGGGCATGATCGCAAGATCCGTTCATAAGATCTAAATTGGCAATAGAATCCCCAGTCAAAATCGGGCAAACTGCCACGCCTTCTCGAAAAGTTTTTCCTTGAACTGTTATGGTTTTTCCAGTAGGAATTGCAGCAGAAGCAGCACATAAAGCATATTCTTGATTTTTACAAATTCCAATGTTTGCTGAATGAGCGTTTAAAGAAATAAAAAATAAAACAAAAAGTATTTTTTTCATTTTGCTACCTTTTCTAAAAAGTCGTATTGGTTGTAACTGGTATTTCATTTTAATGTTGCTGCTTGTTCTCTAACCCACTTCTGCAAATCTTCAAGCTGCAAAGTCGTTGCAGCACACTGACCCGCCAGAATGTCGTAGTCTGCTATTTTGGGATCGTTAGCAAGAAATGCGTGGCTGGTTGGGTCATTAAAGCTGATGGTGGTGTTGGGAATGGCGGGCAATCTTTGGGCAATGGTGGCGTCGCGCAACCGCTTAGTGTAATACTGATTAAGGCTAGTAATGCCAGCTTGGTAAGCATCATTTATCTCCTGAGTTTGTTTAGTGCTTTCAGCTTCAACTTTTTTAGTACGCGCTTCTTGAGCTTGCGTTTGAATTTTAATTACGGCTTCAAATGCGTGTAACCGCGCGTCCCCTATTTTAAAACCTATGAAAGCTCCAAATAAGAAAATAATACCCGCCGTTACAATTAGTATAATCTGGCTAGGGGTTAGCATTTGTTGTCCTTATAGTATCAAAGCCCATGCAAGTGTTGTATTCCCTATCCCTGCGCTTGGCAAGTGCAGCATTGTACTTTCCGTGAAATTGTGTCCAAAGCTTCAATTCATTACAAGCCCCGGCATAATTCTGGGTATTAAGCCGGATTACCAAGGTGGATTTGCAGAAGGCTGAAGTGCCCACATTGTAGGCAAAATCCATATAGGCGTCTAATTCATATTGATAGAGCGGCACATGGACACACTTTGCTATAGCTGCTTTGCGGCCTTCCAGATCATTTTCAAGGGTAATTAAAGAGCGTACAGGGGTGGTTACGCTATTCTTAGTGACACCAGCAGTGTTACCAAAGCCGATGGTCAACTTATCCCCCGGCAAGGGCTGCACGGCGCGGCTGGTGTATCCTTCGTTGATGGCTGTACCCACCAACAGACTTGCCGAAATGACCAATGCTCCGAGGGATCGGCGTTTGTTTATTGGGCTATCTATCATTTGTCTGAAATAGAATCGTCAGTATCAAATCTTAGGATGATGATAAATAACCCGGCTGTGAGATAGAACAAGGCTTGATATAGCGGCCTCACAGGAATGTCTTGAGCAAACATTTGAGCCCCGCCTAACGCCATTATTACGATACCATACCAAACTGTCCGCGATTTTAACGCTTTCAGCAGAGTATTCATTTTGATGGTTTCTTGGGGGGCTTTGCAGTGGGCTTTGCAGTGGGCTTTGCAGTGGGCTTTGCAGTGGGCTTTGCAGTGGGCTTTGCAGTGGGCTTGATAGTCTTGGCGGCTTTGGCGGGCGCAGCGCGCTTTGTGGGGGCTTTTTTATTCTTGGTAGGCCGGGTATTGATTGTAACGATCAGATTTTCTTCAACAGCAGGAGAAATACCCGCAGGGGTATTCTTATCCATCCCAAAAAACCATCCCCACCACGGAAAATACCCTCTCATTATTTGTCCGCCTTACCGTCTAGTTTGGTGAAAATCTTATCCAGCGCTTTGTCTATCTTATCAAATCTGGATTCGAAATCCACTCGCCTTACATAATTCGTTGGGAGGCTTACTTCGATTTTAGTTAAATCATCTTTTAAGGTGGCTATCATCTCCCATATTTGGCGGGCGAACCACCCTAAAGAAGCTAAAATGGCTGACAATACTATATCCAGTATGACTTGCCAATCGGGGCTCAACTTAATTCACCGAGGCGCTATCGGGCGTGGCGCTATCCGTTGGAGCCGCAGGCTCAACAGGAGTAGCTGCTGCGCTGTTAGCCGCATCTTGGATAGCTTGGAATTGTGGGCTGCAAGCCTGACCTAAAAGTGTCAATAACTGGAATACTTCTTTGGCGGGCCTATTTTCAAGATACTGAAAAATAGATAGCATTAATTCGGAATTAATAGTGATGGTATTTTGAGCCATTTTCAGCCTCTTTATTTAGGGATTACTATTTTGATGCAATATAGCACAACAAAAAAAACAAGAATAGCCCAGATTTCAGCCACAGGCTAATTTTTCCAGCACTATCGTCGGAAATACAAAGGTTTCAGCGTCGTGGGGTACAAATTCCCACCATAAAAACTGGTTTTTTGCTAAGTTATTTCTACTTTTCAAAAGGTTAATATTCTCAGGGTGCCCAAAAATAAGCGGGTCTGATACCGACCATAGAACTATACCCGGTTTTCCCTCACTCCATGCAAGATGCTGGAAAAAGCTATCGCAGCTTACCCAAGTGCGGCATTCCTTGAGCAAAAGTATAAGTTCGGCAAGAGGTAAATTTTTGCGAAAATCAGGCACTAGCTGTTCTTCGCCTTCAATTCCTATCTGTATGATGGGCTCGTCAATTAAGGCAATCAATTCCCGCCAGAACGGGTAATTTTTGGGGTTCTGCTTGCCGCTAATCAGTTTTTTGGTGTAGGGGGAAATAATTATCATAGATATAATTTCCGGTAAGCATTTTCCAAACTATCCTTCCACTTCCACAAGTCCATCTTTTTATATACATTCCACTGGTCAATATCCCCAAACAGATGTTGCGCTTCCGCTATTGATTTACCCGGCACTACTTCAGGATAACAGGTAAAAAGTTCTGGGTTCTTGATTTCAGGGAGGATTTTGCTAAAGACGATGTGATCGCCTAACCCACCATTCAGAACTACCACTGTTTTGTCTTTGAACTTGAGCACATTCCTGAAAATCTGCTCATCGTGATGGTACAATTCTTCCTTGGTTTCGCTGCGAATGCCGCCTTCATGGTTCCTGAAGTGCCAAGTATTTGCGTTTGGAACTACCAATAGCTTGTAGCCTTTTCTGAAAAGGCCATAAGTGAACAATGTTTCTTCCCGATGGGCCACACGAGATAGCCCCAAGTTGTAGTCATGCACTCCGGCGCGATACAGGAATGAACAATGTAAATGCTCCACTTCCTTCTGGGCTCTTATTTCACCCCATTGGATATTATTTTCTATATCAATATCTGTTATTCGCCCGGTTGAAGCGGAAATTCGCGGGATTGGCGGCGTCAGAATGCTGCCACCTATAGCCCCTATGTTCAAAGCGGTATAACTGAACAGACGCTCTAATACACTAGGCTCAGGTATTGCATCGTCGTCAACGCGCCATACCCATTCAAACCCCATGCTATTCGCGCGTTGATGAATATGATGCTGGCCTTTTTTATCTGCGAACAACCATTCCCATTGAATACCCTTAATATCCAGTATTTGAAAAAAATAGGTATATAGCATTTCCTTACGCATATCCTGCGGATCATCATTATCATCAAAGATGATTAACTTATCAGGTAGGCGCGTCTGATTGATAATGGCGTTCAGCACCAAGGGCAGCGTAGTGAAATACCTGCCTCGCGTAGCCACTGAACATAGAATTTTAGCCATTAGTCCACCGGCATATCATCAGATT